CGGTACGGTCGATGCCGATGTAGGCCACGGTGTAACGCTCGGTCACGCGGCGGATGGCGGCGGCCTGTTCCTCGTAATCGATGCCCCGGAATTGGTGCTTCTCCAGCACGCGGAACTTGCCGCCCGGCACCAGGGGCGGCGCGACCACGACGAGCGCAGCACTGTCGCCGCCCCCGCCGTTCGGGTCGTAGCCGACCCACACCGGCCGATTGCCGAACGGGCGCGGCGCAAACGGGCGGAAGTCCTCCCACGCTTCCCAGCTGTCCACCATTCCGCGCATGAGCATCGAGAGCGGGAACACCGATGCGTTGTCATCGATGAAGGCGCACATGAGCAGGTTGGCAAACTCCGGCTCGCTGTACTCCAGGCGGAGCTGATCGAGGTCGAACAGGTTGCAGCCACCGCGTAGCGCGTCCTCTACCGTCACGATCTGGCGCCACTGCCCATCCGCGCAGCGCAGGCCGTCGCGCAGCGCCGCGTGGCTGACGTCGATCTTGACCTGCGCGTCCTTCGACTTACCCCGATTGAACAGCGCTCCCGACCAAAACGGAAACGCCTCATGCGCCAAGCTGGAAGGCGTGGAAAAGTAGGTTTGCCTCCAGTGCTTATGGATCGCCATCCCGGAGGCGACCTTGCGCAGCTCCTGGAAGCGCGGCACCCAGAAGTACTCATCGAAGTACAGGTTGCCGTGGTAGCTCTGCGCCGTGCGGGCATTGGTGCCCAGGAAGTACAGCGTCGCCCCGTTGGGCAACACCATGGGATCGCCCTTCAGCTCGACCCCGGCCGCGTCCCTGGCGAACTGGACGATGTACTGCTTGAAGACGTGTGCCTGCGCCTTGCTGGCCGATAGGAAAATCTGGTTGCGGCCGGTGGTCAGCGCGTCGATGAACGCCTCGCGCGCGAAGTACCACGTGGCACCGATCTGCCGAGACTTCAGCAGGTTGCGGATGCGCTCGACCTGGCCGGCCTCGTACCAGACGCGCTGGTAGCCGAACATCGCGTCGTGGAAGGCATCCACGAGCTGCTTGTGCTGGTCGTCGCTGATCGCGTTGCGCTCGGGCTTCTTGCGCGCTCCCTGGTTGCGGTTCGCTACCTTCGGGTTCAGGTCGACCTCGTTGCCCGACGCCTCATACCGGCGCACGCGCGCCAGGCGCTCCATCTGCCGGCCGAGCAAGTCAATTTCTTTGTAGTCGCGGCCTTCCTTCACGTCCTTGGCGACCAAGCGCGCCATGCGCTCTTCGATGCTGGACGCGACGCGCTCTACCGCGTCCGTCGCGTCCCAGGCATCGCGCCGCTTCCAGCTGTGCACCGTGACGGCCTTGACGCCCAGCATCTCGGCGATGCGGGCGACGCGGTAGCCCTGCCAGTACAGCGTGCGCGCAATGCGGCGCGGGTCCTGTTCCGGGTCGATCGAGAGCGAAGAAAGCGGGGGCAGCGTGGTCATGCCGCCACGCTACCGACCACGTGCGCGCGTGCCACGCGGTGCCTGTTGTGGCGCGGGTTTTCACAACATCGCCGCGTTGCCCGCACGGTGGCCGCCGCCGAAGATGGCAGCACCATCAATCACGACGACACACCATGGCGAAGCCCACCAAGTTCTTCCGTATTGCGACCGAAGGCGCGACGAGCGACGGCCGCGTCATCGACCGCGAAACGCTGGTCCAGATGGCCGCCAGCTACGACCCGAAGGTTTACACCGCGCGCGTCAACCTGGAGCACATCCGGGGTTACGACCCCACCGGCACGTTCAAGGCCTACGGCGATGTGGTGGCGCTCAAGACCGAAGCGCAGGACGGCAAGCTCGGCCTCTACGCGCAGATCGATCCGACCGACGAACTGGTGTCCATGACCAAGGCCCGCCAGAAAATCTTTTCCTCCATGGAGGTGCAGCCGAGTTTCGCGAACACCGGCGAGGCCTATCTGGTCGGCCTGGCCGTCACCGACAACCCGGCAAGCCTGGGATGCGAGGTTCTGCAGTTCAGCGCCCAGGCGAAAGCCAGCCCGCTAGCCGCGCGCAAGCAGCACCCGAGCAACTTGTTCACGGAGGCCGTGGAAATCGAGCTAGATTTCTCGGAGCCGATCACGTACACGCCCGCCAGCACCCCCGCGAGCCTGGCCGACAGCATCAAGCGCCTGTTCTCCAAGCAGCGCAAAGCCGACGACACCACCGATGCCCGCTTTGCGGACGTGCAGGACGCCGTGCAGACCGTGGCGCAACAGGTGCAAACCACCAGCGAGCAGTTCGGCGCGGCGCTCAAGGCCATCACCGACCAGCTGACCGCGTTCAAGACCCAGGGCGACGAGCGCGATAAGCAATTCCGCACCCTGAAGGCCGGCCTGGACAAAACCGACGCCTACACCGCGCGCCCGCCAGCCACCGGCGGCGATGGGGCCGGCGCCGTCATCAAGACCGATTGCTGACCCGGCCGCCGGCCCGCAGCACACCACCCGACCACCAACCGGAATCACCCTCATGCGTAACGAAACCCGGCGCCTCTTCGCCGCCTATAAGGCGGAGGTCGCCAAGCTCAACGGCGTCGATCGCGTTGACGAGAAGTTCAGCGTCGAGCCGACCATCCAGCAGAAGCTGGAAACGAAGGTGCAGGAATCGAGCGATTTCCTGTCGCGCATCAACGTCTTCGGCGTGACCGAGCAGGAAGGCGAGAAGCTGGGCCTGGGTGTGTCCGGCCCTGTGGCGAGCACCACGGACACCACCCAGCAGGACCGGCAGACCGCCGACATTGCCACGCTGGACGGCCGCCGCTACCGGTGCGAGCAGACCAACTCCGACACGCACATCACCTACCAGCGTCTGGACGCCTGGGCCAAGTTCCCCGACTTCCAGACCCGCATCCGCGACGCCATCATCAAGCGCCAGGCGCTGGACCGCATCATGATCGGCTTTAACGGCATCCAGCGTGCCGCTACGTCCGACCGCGCCGCCAACCCCATGCTGCAGGACGTGAACAAGGGCTGGCTGCAACACCTCCGCGAGCAGGCCCCGCAGCGCGTGATGAAGGAAGGCCAGACGGCCGGCAAGGTCACCGTAGGCACGGGCGGGGACTTCGAGAACCTGGATGCCGTGGTGTTCGACATCGTGAACCACCTGATCGAACCGTGGTACGCCGAGGATCCGGAACTGGTCGTGGTGTGTGGTCGCACTCTGCTGGCGGACAAGTATTTCCCGCTGGTCAACGCGAACCGAGACCCCACGCAGACGCTGGCGGCGGACATCATCATGAGCCAGAAGCGCATCGGCAATCTGCCGGCCGTCCGCGTGCCCTACTTCCCGGCCAACGGTTTGCTGGTGACGCGCCTGGACAACCTGTCCATCTACTACCAGGATGGTGCGCGCCGCCGCACCATCGTGGACAACGCGAAGCGCGACCGGATCGAGAACTACGAATCGAGCAACGACGCTTACGTGATCGAAGACCTGGGTTGCGCTGCCATGGCGGAACACATCATGGTACTGCCGGAGCAAAAGCAGGCGGCCACGTCGAAGGAGCCGGCGCAATGACGAGTCCCGCCCGCGAGCACTACCTGCGCGTGACTGCCCGACTTGCCGCCGAAGCGGCGCAGGCTGGCAACCCGCTGCGCTACGCGACCGGCCACGAGCTGATGCTAGCGCAGCTGGCCGAGCACAGGCGCCAGCTCAAGCAGGTGCAGTCCATCGAGCGCAAGGCCGAGGTCAAGCGCAAGCTGCTGCCCGAGTACGCGGCCTGGGTGGCGGGTGTACTGGAAGCCAACACGGGCATGCAGGACGAAGTGCTGATGACGGTCATGGTGTGGCACATCGATGCGGGCGACTTCGCCGGCGCGCTGCCGCTCGCCGCCTACGCCATCCGGCACGGGCTGTCGATGCCTGACCAGTATCAGCGCGCCACCGCCTGCCTGATCACCGAGGAATTCGCCAACATGGCTTTGAAAACCACCGAGGCCGGCGAGCCGGTGGATCTGGCGGCGCTGGGCGAAGTGGCTGAGTTGGTGGGCAGCCAGGACATGCCGGACGAGGTGCGGGCCAAGCTGCACAAGGCTATCGGCTACGCCCACGGCACGCAGATAGGCAAGGCAGACGCCGCGGATGCTCCCGCACTTCGTCAATTCGTGCTGTCGCATTTGAAACGCGCACTGGAGCTGCACGATAAGTCCGGCGTCAAAAAAGACATCGAGCGCATCGAGCGCGACATCAAGAACGCAGCGAAGGCCACCGCCCAGTAGGGCGACGGCTGCCGCTGACCCCGAGCGTGACCCCGCGCATCGAGGCGGCACGGGGCGACTTTCCGGCGTGCCGCGAATCGTCGCCCCGTCCACCGCCTCCCAGCCCATGGAAACCATGTCTTCTTTCATCGCAGTAGCCCCTGTGCCGGCATCGGCGCAACCCGGCGGCCGAGCGATCGGCAACGACGGCTTTTTCCCGGACATCGACGTCGACCAGGCGTGCGCAGCGATGCGCCTGGACGGGACCGTGACGCCCGAGCGGCTGCGTGCCGCGCTGGTCGACGCCGTGCTGTCCGTCAATGACGAGCTGGCCGCGTGGAAGGCCCGCCAGCTCGCCGCCGGGTTCCTGGCGCTGGGCGCGGTGCCCGCGCAGCAGATCGACGGCCAGAGCCGGTACGTGCACCGCTACCTGCGCGCGGTGCATTGCACGGCGGCAGCCTGGCTCATCGAGCGGTACCGGTCTTTCGACGCCACCGCAGCGGGTGACCGCAAGGCGGAGGTGGAAAACACATCGGTCGACGATCTGCGGCGCGACGCACGCTGGACCATCAGCGACATCGCCGGCACGCCGCGGACCACCGTGGAGCTGATCTGATGCGCGTGAGGGCCATTCAGGGCGACACCATCGACGCCATCTGCCGGCGGGTGTACGGCCGTACGGCGAGCGTGACGGAAGCCGTCCTGGCCGCCAATCCCGGCATCGCCGACTTGGGACCAATCCTGCCGCACGGGACCGAGCTGGTACTGCCCGACATTTCCCCACAGCAGCAGGCCGCGCAGACGGTGCAGCTGTGGGACTGAACCCAAGGAACCCATATGGCTGAACCCATCGCAACCAGTACGTCCGCCACCGCTGTCGCCATCACCAGCGTGGGGGCAATTTCGCTGCTGCCAGGCGTGGACGCGGGCACCGTGCTTGGCGCCTTCGCCGGTGCGGCAGTCTTCGCACTCAATTCGGGCGAGCTGACGGTCGCAAAGAAGCTGTCCTTCCTCGTGCTGTCGATCGTGGCGGGCGTCC